GTTCTTAAAGTTAAGTTTCAAAACCTAGGTGAAAACGGTGCTGAGTCACATTTTAAATGGGAACCTCGATCAGGTAGTTTTATACCTGAGATAACTGAAGGAGTCGAAGATGAAGCTATGCCATGGGAAAGTTAAGCAAGTACACGCGACCTCATATACCTTACAAACCCAGTAAAGGCGGTAGAAGCTGTGGATATCTATCGCACACGCCAGAAGACATAAAAAGAGTCGCTTGGTGCATGGATAACGGAATATCTATAGCCATAATGCCTAACTGGGATACAGGTAATAAATGGCTGGTGTCTATAACAACACGAGGTGTTACAAACACTGACCCTTTAAATTACTCTGATGAGAATGCTTTGAGAAAAATGTACGAATATTATAAATACTATTATGACAAATACAATGAAAACTAGATTTTACAATGCAGACTCAGCTTTTAGTTATTTTCTAAATGAAATCAGATGTAACGGCGTAGAGTTTGGTGATACTAAAGCTTTGTTTAACGTAGGTTTTACTATGGAACATCCTACTGATATGGTAATACTAAACGTAGAGCGCAACTGGAATAGAGAGTACGCTGATGCTGAATGGAAATGGTATTTATCAGGCGATCGTAACATAAGTAAGCTAGGCGACCTCTATGGTAAAATACCTCCTATATGGAAACGTATGGCAGATAAAGACGGTAACGTTAATTCTAACTACGGTTGGCAATGGAAGAGAAACGAACAGCTAGACAATGTTATAGCTATGCTTGAATCAAACCCTGATACCCGACAAGCTGCCATTAGTATATACGATGCTAAAGAAATAAACGATGGGCATTATCAAAATGATACACCGTGTACTTACGCTGTGCAGTTCACAATACTTAACAACAAGCTTAACATGGCTGTAGTTATGAGGTCAAACGATTTATGGTTTGGCTTCTGTAACGATCAGTATTGTTTCGCTAGTTTGCAAATGTTAGTTGCGTATGAACTCGGTATTCAATGCGGTGAGTATTACCATTACGCACATAATTTACACTTATATAATAACAAACTATGATGTACTGCATATACCACATACCAGGTAAAAAAATTGGTGTAACAAACGACATACAAAATAGAGTCGTACAACAACAGGGTTACTCTGAAGACGAGTTTGAGATACTAGAGATGTCTGAAGACATTAGCTACATCTCTGACAGAGAAATTGAGCTACAAAAATTATTTGGCTACAGAGTAGATCAAAGACTATACAAAGATTTAAAACCAAAAAATGAAGAATTAAACCACATGAAAATAAACATAACAGAACAAACAACAACTTTTCCGTGCCCAGTAAATAAACTCAAAGGCAGGTTAATGGATGAATTAGGAATGAGCTGGGACACAGAGCATGGTAGATGCTGTATTGACCCTGATTCGATACGATGGATTATGAGCAATGTTAAACCATCGATGTACAACATTGAAAGGTGTTATGTATACAATAAGGCGTTTGCTAGGTACTTTGACAACAATGGTTGCTGTAGAACAAACACAGGAGCGTTAAACATGAGTGGTCATAAAGGTTTAAATCTCAATGTTGGATCTTTGAACCGTTTTGATTTAATTAGAACGTGGGCAGATGAAAGAGGTTTATATGACAAAGGTGATACCAAAACTCAATACCTAAAGCTTATGGAAGAGGCTGGAGAACTTGGTAGAGCAATACTTAAAGACGATCAACTCGAGGTTGTAGATGCTATAGGCGATATGGTTGTTGTGCTGACTAATTTATCTGAATTAGCTGGCTACAAGATTGAGCATTGTATTGATCAAGCGTATAACGTTATAAGCAAGCGCACAGGTAAAATGGTTAACGGAACATTTGTAAAAGACACACTATGAGCGATAGAGAAATAATGAATGCAAAAACCGCATCTAATAAAAAGTCAATTATTTTCCGCGACCCAGTTGTAGAGCGTGTAGTAGATAAGTTTGTAGAAAGATCTGATTTAGGTTTTAAAAAATATGGTAGAACTCTACACGGCGAAAGAACTGGAGGTCACAAAGACTTAGCTGGTTATCTTAACGATGTGCAAGAAGAGCTTATGGATGCAATATTGTATATCCAAGCTGCTAGAGAAGAGTTGTCTGACAATGATGACAACTACTGCGCACCAATTTAAAACTATGGGTAGAAAAACAACTCAGAAAACTAAGAGTAGAAAACGAGGTCCAGTAAGGTCTAAGAAGGTGGTGTATGACGGCATCACCTTCGCCTCTGGCCTTGAGAGATATATGTGGCAGGCTATGAAAAAGTCTAAGATCAAAGCTACATACGAAAGCGAAAGCTTTATACTACAAGAAGGTTTTATGTGCGACCTGTTGTGCTACGAAAGACAAGGCAACGGCAAAGGTGATATGGTAAACCGAGGGCAAAAGAAAATACTACCTATAAAATACACCCCTGATTTTTTTGGTGATGGTTTTATAATAGAGACAAAAGGTCGAGCTAACGAAAGTTTTCCTATGAGATGGAAAATGTTTAAAAAACTCATTAACTCTGAACGACCACATGTAACTTTATATAAACCTCAAAATCAAAAGGAATGTGATAAGGTAGTTGAATTAATATTAAATAAAAGAAAATGCGAAAATGGGAATTAAGCTTTGGGTTTTACCCGGGTATATTAATAGGTTTCAGAACCTATGAACAAGAGGATAGGAATAGCCATGTGTTTTACCTACCTTTTATGGATATGTGTTTAACAATTTTAAAAAATATAAATGAGTCAAATTGATAAGGATATACTCTCGGATATAACAGTGCATATGAAATATGCTAAGTATATACCAGAACTAAATAGAAGAGAGACGTGGAAAGAATTAGTCACGCGAAACGAGGAGATGCACGTTAAAAAATATCCTCAGTTAAAAGACGAAATAAACAAAGCGTATGAACTCGTATACAATAAAAAAGTTTTACCGTCAATGCGATCTTTACAGTTCAGCGGTAAGCCTATTGAGATATCTCCGAACCGGCTGTATAATTGTAGTTATCTACCCATTGATCATATTGACAGCTTCAGTGAGACTATGTTCTTATTGCTTTCAGGCTGCGGGGTGGGTTATTCTGTCCAACAACATCACGTTAGAAAACTACCTCACGTCACTAAACCCTTTGACAAAAGATACAGGAGGTTTGTAATAGGTGACTCTATAGAAGGTTGGGCGGATGCGGTTAAGGTTCTTATGGAGTCTTATCTTGGTGGTAGGAAGAAGTCAGCTGTAAAGTTTGATTACTCAGACATACGACCTAAAGGCGCTAGGCTTGTAACATCAGGTGGTAAAGCACCTGGTCCTCAACCTCTTAAAGAATGTTTAATCAAGGTTCAAGGTATATTAGATGACAAGAATGACGGAGATAATCTTACGTCCCTTAACGTACACGATATCGTTTGCCACATTGCTGACGCTGTCCTTGCTGGGGGTATCCGGCGCGCTGCCCTTATATCATTATTTAGTGCATACGATGAGGAGATGATCTCGTGCAAGTCTGGAGACTGGTGGGAGTTAAACCCTCAGCGAGGTAGATCAAATAATTCAGCTGTTCTTATGAGACATAAAATAACTAAAAAGTTTTTTATGGACTTATGGAAACGTGTTGAAGCCTCAGGTGCTGGTGAACCAGGTATATACTTTAATAATGATAAAGACTGGGGAACTAATCCATGTTGCGAGATAGCTCTTCGCCCGTATCAGTTCTGCAACCTATGTGAAGTTAATGTATCAGATATAGAATCACAAAGTGATTACGAGGATAGAGTTAGAGTAGCATCTTTTATAGGTACGTTACAAGCTGGATATACTGACTTCCATTACTTAAGAGAGATATGGAAAGAAACAACAGAGCGAGATGCTTTGATAGGTGTGTCTATGACAGGTATAGGTAGTGGAACTGTTTTGAATTACGATATGTCTGTTGGAGCTGAAATCGTTAAAAACGAAAACGCTAGAGTAGCCAAGATTATAGGTGTTAGAAAAGCTGCGCGTACAACATGCGTTAAACCTGCAGGGACGACATCTCTGGTACTAGGAACATCTTCGGGTATTCATGCATGGCATCACAAACAATACATCCGTAGATTGCGCGTAGGGAAGAACGAGGCTATATATGAGTACTTAAAAGCTAACCATCCTGAGATCGTTGAAGACGATTACTTCAGGGCACACGACACAGCTGTAATAAGTATACCACAACAGGCTCCAAAAGGTTCTATCCTAAGAACTGAATCTCCTATGGATCTACTGGAGAGAGTTAAGAAGGTTGCTACAGAGTGGGTTAGCAATGGACACAGGAAGGGCTCTAACTCTCATAACGTTTCAGCTACAATATCTATCAAAGATGACATGTGGGATGAAGTTGGAGAGTGGATGTGGAAAAACAAAGATCACTACAATGGTCTGTCTGTTTTACCTCACAATGGTGGTACGTACAAACAAGCTCCGTTTGAGGATATCACGAAAGTTAAATACGATGAGTTGTTAAAATCTCTAAACGAAATAGATCTGACTAAGGTTATAGAGCTAGATGACAACACGGATCTTTCTGGTGAGTTAGCTTGCGCAGGCGGTTCATGTGAGGTTACATAACCGAAACCACCGGAAACAAAGAAGGGGATAGCCACAGCGGTTATCCCCTTTTTTTTACTTGTTATGCTATACACTACGTTAGTGTTAGCGTTGCTGTTTTAGTTAAAGTAGTAGTACCACCTCCTTTACCGGTAACTACAGATGTTTCTGTTACGGTTATAGGTAAAGTATATGTAGTACCTTTACCACCTGCTGTTGCTGTGAAATTACCAAACGTGATAGCCGTAGACTTAGTGGTGTTAGCCACACTTGTATCATCAGCTGTAAACGCTGGTACTCTAGTATCACCCGCCAAAGCTGTAGACCCGCTAGTACCCAAAGCTAGCAAAGCTGTGTTACCAACCAAAGCGGTGCTTCCAGATGTGCCAAACCCTGGAAAAGTAGTCTTGTCTTTATTAGCGCTAATCTCTGTCCTAAGATAATCAAGTTCGTCTTGCATTTGCTGTAACTGAAATACTATTGGACCTAATATAGGATCTCCTATGTACTTCGAGCAACCTTCTGCTTTTTCAACAGCCCAAGCCGCGGTAGCATCTGTTAAATCTTTAGTTGCAACTTTATCCGCACCACTTCCTGATGTTTCATAAAATTTCTCGTGTTTTGATGATGATAATGCCATTATGATATGTCTATTACGTAGTAAGTCATAAAAATGTCTATACTGGTAAAACAATCTGTTGTTGCTGCAGAATCAAAACTTAATTCAATTCCTTTGTTCACAGATTCTGTTAAAGTAACTCCAGATGTTGCTCCAGTGGTGCCTCTCATTTCACTATGATCTGTTGTTTCTCCAAACATAAACCTTCTCCAGTGGAAAAGAGAGGCTGTGTTATACACTCCAGGTTCTTTATCGGCGTAGTGAGCGTTCATGTCACACGCACTTTCGGTTTGATTTGCAGCTCTGTCTACCCTGGTTAAACAGTTGATAGGTACAATTATTGTATTTACGCCTTGCGCTGGCACCACCTCTATAGGTGTAGAGTGCATTGCGTTAGCTTCAGCCGTAGTTATAGTGCGCCTAGCTATTTGCATGCCTATAGGAGCTTGAGCCTCACTTGCAACATTAACTTTACCACCTGTTACAATATATTCACCATTCAAAGCTCCTACCCCCGCTTCTGTAACAGAAAACACCGTTCCGCTAGCGCTATTTAATATTTTAAACAGAGAAGACTCGTCATTATCGCCGTCAAGAAATAAAGCTATATTACCGTCAGACCTTAAATTCATATCACCGTCTGTCGGGCCGTAGATATCGGTACCATTGACTTTCAAATCACCAGCTGTTACCACATCACCGTCTGTATTTACCGTTAACGCTACCGCGTTATTTTGCCCAAACAGTATATTGTGATCTCCGGTAGAATTAATAACAAAGTCACCATCTGCGCTTCCAGTTATTAAATTATCAGCCGAATCAGCTATGCCAACTGTTACGGTGTTTTCGTCGTTTTGAAAACGGATTTGAGGTGTAATTTCATCATCAGCCCCTATGTGTAGCCGATCCACACCAAACGTAAAATTAGCTTCAGATGTTAAAGCACCCGTCGCGTTTCCTGTTAATATCTGGTTAGCGCCAACCGTTGTCAACCCTGTGCCTCCGTTAGCTACGGTTACCGTGTCTGATAAAGTAGACCCTGCCGCTGGCACTGTTATAGGTCCTGACCCATCAAAATTAACTCCGTTTATAGTTCTTGGCGTAGTAAGAGTTGCAGCGCTTCCCGTAGTGTTTTGATTTAAAGTAGGTATGTTACTAGAGTGTATGGTGCCAGCGCTTGCCCCAGCCCAATCAACATGCTCTGCTGATACAAAACCCGCTAGGCTGTCATGGTTTGGAGCTACTGCTGTTGTGCCGTCGTAGTTAAACGTTCCGTCTGCCTTAGATGTTATTTTAGAGTTCAACCAAGTCGTACTACTCGTTACACCCGTGCCGCCTTTAGCTATAGGTATAGTACCACCATCCCACAACCCAGTGAAAGAAGTAGCTTCAGCGTCTCCATCTACAACTAACGTTGATCCATCCCAGGTTAAACCTGACTCAGCGTTAAGAGCATCCGCTCCCGTAGCTGTAACAACCCTATTATCAACACCGTTAGTCATAAAGTCAGACACATCAACTGTTATAGCGTCAATGGCTCTTTTGCTGACTTTATTATTAGAGTCAACAACTAGCATATCTGTTTCAGTTGATGTTGTTATCCCTTCTAAATAAACATCACTTCGGAATCTTGCTATAAAATCTACTATATGTTGACCAATCCACTTCATTAAGTATTTATCATAACATCTAGAGTATCAGAGCTACCTACAGTCATATATAGACCATATTTAATTTTGTTAAAACTAAGTATACTAACGTCGTCAACAACTAGAGTAACACCTGAGGGTATAGATACAGTTTTCATAATATAATAAGTACTAGGCGCTGTGCTGCTAGAGTTATCCTGTATAAATAGGTTTACAGTACCGGCGTTTGCGGCGTGTACATTAGCTATAGATATAGAACGTATGCCACCAACCCCAGAATTTGGGGCTAGTAGCTCTACGTCTATACCTGTAGATCCAGTAACGTTGTAATACCTAGTAGCCATACTATGCCTCTTCGTAGAACATTACAAACTCTAAAACCACAGTATCATCTGTAGCTGGAGTTGCTGTAACATCGTCAGCGTCGATGCATGTTAAAGGCATCATCATCCAATCGCCTCCGTATAGTTTACCAATAGGCTCAGCGTTAACACCTATTGTAACTCCTACTGTTTTGTCTACATTACCTTTACCATCTCCGATATTTCTAATGTATACCTTTGAAGCCACGCTATCTTTAGGCTCTATATTCTCGCTAGCCATAGTAATTAAATCTACTGCAGCTGTAGCTGATAGTTTTCTCCTTTGAAAACCCGTTGTGCTATCTATATCAGTCAAAGAACCAGCTTGCGTTAACGTCATTGACTCGTTAATACCACCAAAGCCCGGTGCTGCGTCCGAAGATATATCTATTGTGCATATTGTTGCCATAATTATTTCTTTTTAAATCGTTATTAAGTAGTAGTTAAAGCTGTTCCTTCATGGAAAAGAGCATACTCTATTTTATTTGTCCCACCATTAGATGTAATTGCAATGTCTCCCGCTGCATCGTGGAAGTCTGCTGGAATAAACATCCAATCTCCACCGTACAGTCTACCTATAGCCTGTGCGTTTTGCGTGATTGCTACAAAATAAGTTTCATCTATTGCGTGATTCTTTACGTAAAGCTTACTTGCCTTACTCGCTGTAGGAGTAGAGCAAATTAAATCATACTCATTTCCAGTAGGTATTTCTACCACTGCGTACTCTAGTTGATCCAAACCATCAGCTGTAGTTCCCGCCTTCATACAAGTTGTACTCGCGTTTACTGACATCGCATCTGATAGCAAATCACTTGTTAGCGTTACCGCTGCTGTTGTTGTTGCCATAATTATTTATTTAGTTATTTGTTGTTTATTGATCTTTACCTAATACCATGAACTCCATCTTGGTAGGGTTGTTGCTAGCGTAAGCGGCATAAGTTTTATCACCGTGCATAGGTATAAACCCAAAGTCACCAGCATCTAATTGAAACTGAAGAGGATCACCAGACGTAGTGTCATCGTATATAAATATTTTATGCCCAGCTGTAGTAGCTAAGTTTTTTACGTACAAATATGGAATAGCCGCGAAATCATCTGCCGTGTAAAGAACCACTTGCCCTGAAGCTGTGCCTTTATCTGTTGATGTAATTGTTTTCATCGCAAGACCAGTTGTATGCTCTATACCTGTTCCTGTTCCAGTTTGTGTTAATGTTGATGTTGTTGTTAAAGCTAATTCGTCTGACAACAAGTCAGCACTTGATAGCGTAATTGTAGCTGTTGTAGTTGCCATTTTATATTACTTTATATTTTGTTTTACCGTTTTCTTTGTATGCCTTTAGGCATCTATGTCTGTTCTCATCTTCGTTTACGTAACTTATGTGAACCCAAGCTGGATTGTCGTCATCCCCAAACTCCCATATTATTTGATCGTAATCAAGATGGTATCTTATATACTTAAACATTTCAGCGTTTAGGTTTGTAAACTTACCACCGTAAGTATCGTCTATATCGATAGCTAATCCTTCACAGTGTTGAGATTTTTTAGACCCTCCAATAGCTACGTTGAGCTCAGGTGATCTATAGAAGCTGTTTATTTTAATCGGACCTCCAACCCATTTTCTCAACGGTTCAAAAACTTTATTGGCTAAAACCTTCATGTTTTCTAATTGATCTATGTCAGGTATATTATTTATACCTCTACGTAGAGCCGTGTTACTTCGAGTGGCTTCTTTATAACTTATATGATCACTTATTTTGTCCATATTTTATTGTTTAATAATTCTTTTAGTTACAAAACGGTTGCTGTATGCTATACACACCGTATACATCCCTGGAGCCCATATAGACGTCTCTAAGATATTTGTATTAACTTTAGATACAACAACGCGTCCCATTGAATCGAACACGTTTATGTCAATGTTTTTATTTATATTCAGCACATCTCCTACTGGATTGGGGTATACCACCAAATCGTCACCAGTTAGTATCGTCTCTATACCTGTGGCTGAGCAGTAGTTAAATGTTTCTTGACAGGTGTTATCCCACTCCTCTTCACAGCAATATGGATCAGCTTGAATAACCCAAGCGAAACACATATCGTTGAGCCAATAACCATCGCCATATGGCTCACCTAAACCAGTAACACATCCTACCGCCTCATACAGACAGACTTCCGGATCAGGCATATTAACCGCTGCGTCATAGTTGTAAGCTTCGGGGTCCGCACATCCTTCCAAGACTTCAATACAAGAACCGTTGTCAGAGTTAGCCAGCGGATCATAATTAAAGGCATCACTATCAGTACAACCGTAAATGTAAGGAATACAGCCACCATTTTCTGTGTTAGCTTCTGGATCATAGTTATATTGTGTTGGGTCCGTACAGCCAAATATAAACGGTTCACAATCACCTGCATCAGTTGCTAGAACATTATAATTAAATGCAGTTGGATTCATACATCCAACCACTTCGAGTTCATCACACACACCATCATTATCCACGTCGTTATTACAAGCGTTATCACAATCATAGTATTGCACGGAGTAAAAACAACCTTCGTCTACGTTAGCTTCATTATCGTAATTACAAGCTAAATTATCCACACAACCTACAACAGGTAGTATACAATAGTCAGAGCAAACGGGTGTACCGGTATATATATAAGGAAACTTTTTCAATGGATCAGTCCAAGGATTAGTTCCACTCTCTAGTACCACTCCATTAGGACCTTCAATTCTAAACCCACACTGAGCAGCTGTTGTTTCAGCGTTACCACTTGTGAAAAAATAAACACTTACATCTTCGTTAGAGTTTAAAGTTAAATCAAACTCTTCTTCGTACCCATCGCTAGGACCCATTTGATATGGTCCATACAAGTTATTACCTTGTTTTAAACCTAACCAACTACCAAACCAACCATCTGCTCCACCGTCGGTAATCACTAGTGAGTAATCACATGATGGTTCAGTCTCTATAATGTTAGCTGTAGCATCATAGTTTAACGCCTCTTCTTGCGTACATCCTAAAACAACCTCAGTTAAGCAGCTATTGTCATCTATTATAGCTTCCGAATTATACTCTAGGTAATTCGAGTCTGTACAACCTTGAGGTATTACTGGTATACAAGGTGGGACTATATAGGGTCCTGAAGACGCTGTGTCAAACAACTCAACGCCACCTATGAAAAACACGTCTTCGCCGCATAGAGTTTTAACATCGAAATACCCATCTACACCACCCCAACAAGTACCGCATAACCCGTCCCCGTAAGAATCGTACACGCTAGCAACCAAAGTATCACCTACGCTAACGCATACGTATGTTGGTATAGTAACTCCCGTGGTAGTGTAACCCCCACCTGAAGCTACAACTTCTCCATTAGCGGTTATATCCCAACTAGTTTCAGAAGGATAACTATCAGGTGTAATTAAAGCTATAATATTTATTTGACCAGACTCACAAGGAGCAGGTGGGAACACACACGGCGCTTGATCGTTAGCCCAAGGGTTAAAGTTTAAAGCGCCTGGATCCATACACCCAGCTACAGGCGCCTCGCAATCCGAAACTTCAAAAAACGTTGTAGTTGAAGGACCCGCAAACTCGTAATCGTATATTTCTAACCCACAAGAATTAGTTAAAGAGTACCATCCAAGTCCAAAGTCGCAGCATATACCGTCACCAAAAGAGTCGTATATAACAAAGTTGTATTGCCCTGAACTAAGAGGTACTATAATCTCTTGTAAAGAGTTACTGACGTACGGAGGACTAACCGCTACAACTTCCGCGTCTTCGTATATCTCCCAAGAAGTTTCTCCTCCATAATCATCTGTCTGCACAGACACTTTAACCCAGCTACTTTGGCTAAATATTGTTAATGGTAGTAGTAGTAATGCTAATAAAAAATTTCTCATGTTAAAAATCGCTATAAATTATATCGTCTATCACACCCTGCACGTCCTTTCTAGTTGCAGCTATCTTAAAACTTATATCAGCCTGAAACCTTTCTACTTCTTTCCCATTAAAAACTATAACAGTTGGCACAACCACAATACCAAAGTCTTTCTGCCATGTTCCCTCTCCTATATCAACGTTCATAACACTGCAGTCTGTAAGTTCAGTTAAATAATCCACGCTATTAGATCCGTTCCAGTTAGCGTTAAACTGCACCACACATATATCGCTGTTGCAGGGGTTTTGCCCAAAAGCTATGTTCGTTAAAAACGTAGCCGCGGAGAGTAAAGTAATTATTTTAGATACCATAATATTTTATTTTAGTTCATCGATTTTTCTTTCAATGTTCTTTAGATCATCTTTAATCTCTATAACATCCTCTTGAGTGGTCATTATAGTTTGCCTAACTAACTGATCTTTCATATCGAATTCCATTCGACTAATCTCAGGTGGTTGAGGCTCGGGTAATTCTTTAGCCAAAGCTATGTCAGCTTGTAATGTAAAGTACATACCTATCAAAGCGGCTAATCCCGCGCCCGCTATTCCAATCGTCTTGAGGTCTAACGTTACTTTAGTATCCTCACCTATTTGCTTTGCCATTATATTATGTTTGAGAGTCTTTTAAGTCTTTTGCTGAAGGAGCTCCTTTGCTACCAGGTTTTCTCATCTTTTCCCCTGAACCAGCCTTAATTCTTTTTCTTTTAGCGTGTATGTTATCCCATAGCCCTCGCTTTTTCATAGGGCTATCTTCCATCTCATCGATGTGCTTGTTTATTGTTTTAGCTTGTTTACCATGAGCAACAACCGCTGAGTTAAGTTGTTTCACAACCTCTTTGAGGTTTTTGTATTTCATTTTAAATGCCATAGCTATTTATTTAACAGTTCCACCTACGTCTAGCGGCTAAACCTCTTTTACCTTTCCAACCTTTTGATCTTGCGCAAAATGATTTTCTGCGACCAGCCGCTTTACTACCTTTCTTAAGTTCTGAAGGAGGTGTAGTCACGGCTGTTTTTAACTTACTACCTGGATTATTTCTTTTGTATTCATCAACACCTTTCTGAGTCATACCACCACCAGCTGCACCACCTGTTCCAGTTGGGTTAGCTTTGTTAAAATTTTTACCCGGACCTATAGTCCTGCGTGGGTCAGCTTTTTTCAGTGGCGAATTAAACCCCTTGCCTATGCCTTCAGCTCTACGTCTACCACATGATGTTACTGGAAAAGGGTTATTTTTTTGAGTATAAGCCATATCTTAAAAGATTACATAGTTTACTCCACACTTAAAGTTGTACCACTCTCTATTCCAGTACTTGTTGTACTTGCCTTCTAAGAACAAACCTAAGTGTTTGTTGAATTTATATCCAAAGATTAAACCACCTGAAACATCTGCCCACTGCCCACTGTTATACGCGTGGTAAGAGAACTGACCTCCTCCATCAATGTGATATGGCATTAAGTTACCCCAAGAGTGTAACCAAAAGTCTTTAGTGTAGTGGTAGTAATCAAATCCTACAACTAGTGAATACTGTAACGTTTGATCTAAAACGTTTCTCTGTTTCTCCGTGTAATCAGATAACACATCAGGTATAACAACAGCTTCCCACACCTCTGTACTCGTGGCTACAAGATCTCCATTAGGAGAGAAGTATTCCGCGTTAGGCACGTCAACCGTGTAGCCCTCCTGTAAAGCTAGATACGTATAATGTATATCGTTATTATCAAGCAGCCATTCAGCTAAAGGATCATAGCCATACGGCTCTGACATCCGTTGAACTGTCCCAATATTTAAGGATAGTTCTTTGCCTACGTTATACCTGTATCTCTGTGATGACTCAAAGTATTCTATATCTGCAAACCCGTCTTGTAAATACTCCACTTTACCAATCCAGTTATCTGATACATACCTTAAAAAGTGATGCTGATTAAGAAAGTTAGTTCCTTGTTGCCTCGTATAATCACCTTCAAATAGGAATTCAAATCCTTTAACTTTACCAATTGTTGCAGCGTCAGCATATGAGTTTTCTGTACCGTCGTAGAACACTTTACCACGATTTTCATATCCTAGTCTAGCGATCTTTCTTACACCAAACGTAATAGAATAGTCAAACGGAGTTGCTATAACTTCGGTTTCTAGTCCATCTGTAATTGAAAAGACGTCTACATCCGATACAGAGTTACCTCCATTTACAGCCCCGTAAAACGTGGCAAACTTAAAAGCTTTCTTTAGTTGTTGCGCGTTTACATTTGCTATACACAGTAGCGCTAGTAATAATATAATTACTTTTTTCATTAATAGTATGATTTAGGGTGTTTTGCTTTTCCTTTTTTTTCTTTTTTCTTTTTTTCTGGTTTAGTATCTTTAGCTTTTTCTTTTGCTAAATCTGGGTTTACATCCCAATTAGTCCAACCTAGAGCCATCAATGTTCTTTCCCAAACCGCGTAATCACTATCCGCTACATTTTTTAAATTATTCAACTTTTTAAACACGCGGTTAGCTGGTATGTTAGCTACCGCTTCAACTACCTGAGTAGTAGCCTGCAAGCCTGGGCTATCTAAGCTAAATTCTATACCCTCTTCTTCAATTTGCTCTTTATTATACTTGTACGTGTTACCAGCGGCATCCATTTTTCTAAACTTAGAACCTACTGGAGGCGATATGCTTAACAGGTCTTCTGCGATCTCGCTGTAATCCGCTCCGTATCCTTTTTCTTTTTGTTTATCAAACTCCTTAACAGCGTTTATAACCCCATTAACAACAGCGCCCTTAATACCCATACCTCTAAGACTAGAGTCTGTTATCGTTTCAAGCATTTGAGTTTTCTTCTTAGCTTTCAAGTCATCATCATCGCTGTTAGCGAATATAGCAAAACCAGCGGATTGTAATCCAGCAAATATAGCTGTTTGAATAAACCCGTAGTAACCAATTTTACCTAACTTATCAGTTAACTCAGCCGCGTTTTTATATCTACCTTTACTGATGTCTAACATCTCTTTTAAAGCTAGCCTATTCATTTGCATAGGCGTGTTAGCAAACGGTAGTATTAATCTACCTCCAAAAGTAGTTTGTTGCTTAGATATTAAATCAGCTCTACTAGACTGTTGCGTTCTTTCTGCTATAGCTTGAAAATCTAAAAACGCTTGTTTTTCAGCTTGTGTCTTAGACATACCTTCATTGGTATACTTCCTTATAGCGTTACGGTAGTACGTCGCTCCACCAGATGCTATAGCAAAACTATCAGCTATTTTAGTAGGTAAATAACCAGCTTTTAATATTCTCGCTATTACAGCTCGAGCTGGATTCTTACTATTTTTAGCAGCGGTAGCAATCTCAGCTTCAGTTACGTTTATCTGAAGACCGTTACGTCTTTGCTTTAGCATATCGGAATTCATAATTTTCATAAAATCTTTCCAATATTGTGGCTGGTTTGCAAAAGCTTGAGCCGCTCTAGCTGGGTTGTTAAATGAGCTATTTACAAAGTTCACGCTAGACGTCAACTGAAGCAACGCGGATCTAGTGTTAAAGTTCATTATAGTACCTACAGACCCGTTAAAGTAGTTCATCAGCTCAGCAGAAACAGGGTCAAGTTTTTCAGATCTAGACCTACCAGTTTCCATACGCTCAAACATGTCTTCTATGGTATCTCGCCAGTTTTTACCCAACTTAGACTCCATTTTATTCAAGTTCTCCTCGGAAAAGATTTCTTGTCTAGCTTCTGTAAAGTCAGCTAAGTACTCTTGTCTTCCCACTCCACGATTAACATCGGTAATCTCTGTAGCTATAGTCTCCGCCCACCAATCTACAGATGGTTCTTTTAAACCAGTTTCAATACCAGTCATGCGACCAACGTTATCTGCGTAAGCCTTGTATTTTGGATTGTTGTTCACATAATCAACTAACTGCTGCTTAGTAGTCTCAGCTAAATCAGGGATTTTAAACCCCGCTTTATCCCACAGGTAAACCCTCATAGCTTGATCGTGTGAAAAGCTTGTACCAGGCACTTCTTTTGGAATATTTTTAACCACGTCTTTATTACGCTTCCTAAGAGACATGTATTCTGTAGTTAGTCTTTGTTTAGCTGTATTAAAGTCGTTTACACCTCGTTCAAACTTTCTATAAAAGTTTTCTTGTAACCACTTTTTATTTTCTATACCTTGCTTGCCTTTTCCATATAAAGGTTCTAGCAATAAATCAAGATCAGCAGCCGTGTCTGGTACAAATAATTTTCTACGTTTAGCGTTCATGCCTCTCATTCTGCCCTCAGCTTTAGAAAATCTTTTAACAGATTCAATACCTAGTGAGTGCTGCATAATATCGTTAATTTTTAGATTAACGTTCATAGAGGCCATTGCTTGCTGAACTTTAGACTTAACATCTAATTGGTTAAGCACCCTCTTTACGGCCTTGACGTTAGGTAAAGCGTCATCAGCGAAATACATGTCATTATAACCTTCAGAGAACTTGCTAACCATCCACATTGCTTTAGCTTCGGGTGTACTATTACCTAAACCCATTATGTTCTCTAAAGGTATATCTAATCCTTGTGATTTTAAAAACTCACGAATTGCAGGCGCGGATTCAGGTGCCCTAGCGGTGAGAATAAACTGATCTTTAGTTCCAAACTTTTTAGCTCGCTCTAAAGCTTTCTCCAAGAATGGACCTGGCTTACCTCCTTTAACTTTGTTAAACTCAGAGAAGTCAAACTTATACCCTTGCTCTAAAAGCTCAGCGCCTTTTTCCGCAAACTGCTCTGCATTTAGTTTTCCTTTTTTTCCCTCTGGGGTTGTATACAACACGTCAGATTTAGTGCGAGCTAGTGTATCATCAAAATCCCACGTGCTCATACCTTTTCGCTGCTTGTTTTTTAACCTACCTTTTTTTAAAGCTTCGTTATGTATTCTCATAGCCGCCTCTACCTCAGTAGGTGACATTTTAACATCTTTAGAAGCAAGTCCTTTTTTCTCTAGCAGCTTTCTTTTTATTGCGTTAGCTTTTTTAAGAGCTCTATTACCGCTAATTACGCCTGATAGTAGTTGATCATATGTTTTTTCAGAACTAAGATCTACTGTTGTTCTAGCCACATCAAGCTCTCGCATCCACATATACTTACCAGACGCGGTGTCGTACAGATAATCAAACCCACTTTTACCACCGTACTCTGGAGCGTCAAACTTCTCTTGCGTGATTTTCTCAATTATACTCTGCTTGTAAGCCTGTATAAGCGCTTTTGAGTTTTTATTAAACTTAGTTTTGTTACCCGCATTTTTGAGGGCTTGTATTATTGTATTTCCAGTGAAATTACCAAGTTGGAAGTCGTGCTCACTGTGAGTTTTACCTTTCTTGATGCTCACCGCGTTATGCGTTGCTAAACCCCTGAACACACCACTACCAAGATTCGTTTGACTCTGAAGCATGTGAACCATGTGATTTATAGCTCTCGCTTTTGCTACTGGTCCTTTAGCGGACTTTATAAAATCAAAGATTTTCCCGTTAATATACTCGAGCATTAACTCGTTAGCTTTAACAGTTTGTTCGTACCCCTCAACAGTTTTGTTCCACGAAAGCTTTTCCTTAAGTAACCTAGCTAGTTGCTCTGGTGAAGCGTCAGGGTTTTTCTCAAGTATTTTGTCTCGCTGAGCTTTAAACGCTTTGTTATCGTTAACTTTAACGTGTTTTATGTTTAATCCTTTTGGTAGTCCACCCTTCTCACCTGTTAATTTGCCAAACATAGTGTCTCTCCACTTAGCGTCTAGTCTTTTTGGGCCTTTTTCTATTATTGGTTTTCCAAGAGCTTCATTAACACTTTTAAGGTAATCTCCTGTTGGAAGTTGTCTTTTTATAGCTTTGATTAAATCATTTCTCCATGCGTCTTGATATTTAGCACCCGCGGCATCCATCTCAAGGGCTATTCTCTGGACAGGTTTATAAACACCTGGGTCTTTCATTGCGTCAGCGAGTTTTAACAACTCCTGATTGCTTAGTTTTTTCAATTCCTTAGTCGAAGCGTAATTAACTAGCTCTCTATAACCGGGGCTGTACTGACCAGCTCCAACCGTAGCTCCTAACATTTGTTTTAACCCTTTTAGTAAAGCAGGGTCAAGTGTATTTAAAAACTCCTCCATAACACCGTCTTCTCCATAGTGTTCTTCAGAAAAAACTTTATCCTTCAGTTTTGTAGAAAACTTCTCAGTTACATTAAGTAATTTAGCGAGTTTACCACCACCTTTTACACTTTTAACAAGATCAACTATAGCTTGATCAACACCTCTTCTAGCTTTTGTCCCGCTGTATCCAGCTTCAAATATCTCAGGAACAAATAACGCTTTAGTTTCAACAAGCTCTAAGTTTCTCGATGCCTCGCTATACTCTTGAAACACCTTTAAGTTAACATCTGAAAGCTTAAAGGTTGAATCTTTTAAATACTTTTCAACACCTCCGTGTTTCTCAAACACCCTCTTCAATTCAGGGTCGTTTTCTATTTCATTTCTAGCGTAAAACCCAGGAAAAGGCTCTTTGCTATAGTCATACTCCCCTAGTTTCTCAGCGAACTTACCAAGAATTTTTATATCCTTCTTAGAAGCTAAAGCCCCAGACTTACCGGCAGAAATTTGGTTTACAAGCTGTTTATATCCCTCTAGATTTTTAAGTCGTGGATTGGAATTTATAGCCGTGGTAACAGACTGGTTATGTGCCGCGGCTATCGTCTCAGATACTATAGCCTTTAACCTTTGATCTAAGTTCCTTCCTTTAAAAGCGTTTTCACCAATACCAAACTCAGCGAGAGCTCTCTCTTCAAATGACTTTTTAAATTCATACTCAGGAGATGTCTCCTTTACAGTTCCTATCTTTTCATACTTTATAAACTCAGGTGTTTTAATGTACTCAGGTAGGTTCTTACCAGACCTTGATGTCTTAGTATAAAGCATTGGTATTTGCAGCAAAACTTTCTTAGTACCAGTAGACTTGTTCTTTAAAAACTCTGGAGTTATATTTTCTCCTTCTTGGTTTATTAAATCTTGCACGCCTTTAGGTAGTAACTTAAGATGTGTTTCTATGTTTTTCTTAAGTACTTTTTGTATAGACTCTCTAGCTGGGTTATTTAGATTCTTTGAAGGGGTGGTCTTCATTATATCCCAAAGAGCTGGCTTTAACCCAAAGTAATCAATAGCTATTGGGTCAGATACTTGATCGTTAACAGCCTTTCTAAGATTCTTGTATGAAACAGATTTCTTAGGATCAGCTTTAATCTCTAGCATTTCAGCTAAACTTGTTTCCTGTAGGTCTACTTCAGGTGCTTCAAACTTTAGATTTTTAGCTACATTAATACCTTTCCCTGTGGGCATGTATGACTCAGCTTCAGCTTCCGATAATCCGCTTTCTCTTAAGTCACTTAAATATCTTTCTTTAGCTCCCATGGATAGATCTTGATTTTCAAAATCTTTCTCAAAGTAACTTTTTTCAGCCTCTATTTCTATCTTAGAAGAACCCTCTTTAACCTCTCTATCAAGCTCTACTTTAGCACCTCTTTCCCCGCTTTCTAACTCTTTAACAAACTTTTCTCTAACTCTAGTTCCCTCAAATGGTATAGCTGTGTTTTTAAAATAACCAAATAAACTACCACCGGCTTCTTCGATTTTAAAGTTGTTAGCTCTAACTATTAAATTATCTTTTACCGCTTCTACGTATTTACCGATTTCATTTTCGTTAACACCTTTCTTTAAACCTTCGTTTCTTATTGTAGCATCAAATAACCCACCATCCTTTGACATCTCCATGAAGAAATTAGCAAAGTCTTCTGATCTTTGGAATCTAGCCGTTGTCTCGTACTTCCTTCTAGCTTTCGTAACACCACCCTCCTTATATGTTTCAAAGACATGCTTGTCTACTTCGTACTGTAATCTTGGCTCACCTTTATTAACGGCTTCTTTGTTTTCAATAAACTGCTCCGCGGACTTGTTAGGATCTTTAAGCGCCTCTAAATTCTTAGACGCCATTGTTTCCTCTACAGTCAAGTCGGATATTCTATTGTCAGCATGTATATCTTCAGCAAAAACTCCGCCAACTTTAACTTTCTTAAATGCGTTGACTTGCTTCCTAGTTAAGTTACCTTCTCTGACGGATACGGCAAAGTTAGCCATAAAATCTACAATGTCTTGCTTAGTTCCATTTTCAAAAACAGTGGCACCCATATGCCTTTGAGTAAACCTATTAAGATCGTTCTTTAGATTTTTCCAAGTACCGGCTCCAACGTGCTGCCTGTAAAACTTAGGATTAGCTAATGCCTCTGAAACGTAAGCTAGATATTCATTAGCGCTTATTTTGTCAAAATTAGCTCTCTCACCATACTCATTCTTGATCATCTCCTCAAGACCCATATCTTTCACCTCACCTGTTGGTTTACCTGAAGCATCTTTAACTTGTACACCGCCATACTTAACGTCCTTGAAGTTTTCTTCGATAGCTGCTTTGAACTTGTTCAACACGACAGGATTGCTTTTAAATAGATGCATCATAGCTACGTGAAACACCTCGTGAGGCATTTTACCCGCTTCTACCATACTTGTGTCTATAAGTATCTTCCCAGTTTTCGGATTCCAAGTTGCAGCCTCGTTACCGTCAAACTTAGATCTATCTCTGGTAGCTTCAAATTGTACGTCAACACCTAATGCTTTAAATGTGTTTGTAAAATTCCTACCAGCCCTTTCAACCATTTTTTGAGCTTTAGCTGGATCCGTCCAGTCAGCTACCTTATCAATACCGTTTAATGTGTTGCTTACATCAGTAAATAACTCTTTATATTTTTCAAGCTCTTCTTGCAACTCTTTGTTTTCGGGGTCTGAAGCAAGTTTCTTCTTTAGTTCCGGAATTATTTTTACACCTAACTCGGTTTCTAACTTGTCAAGCTTTTCAGTGGTTCTAAACGATGAACCGCCTCTACCTTGAACCCCTTTGACTGCGTCTGTTATAAACCCTTTACCTCCAACTATAGCGAATACAGCAAAGTCAATTACAGCTTCTTGACCTAAATCGCTAAGGCTAGTGTAGTTTTCATTTACAAATGTAGTTAAAGTTTCATCACCAGAAGCGTCTCGCACAGCCGCTTCAAATGCTTTAGCCACCTGCGTAGATATCATACCCGCTGTACCAGATTTACCAACCTTTATTAACTGGTTAAGTTGGTTGTACTTTGTTGTCCACGAGGGTAACATAGCTCCTACGGCGTAGAAACCAGCACCACCACCCATATGGTAATGTTCGTCAAATGCTGCTTGCATTTTAACCTCCTCTTTAAAAACCCCATACGTGTGACCTAAAAGCCAACTTGTATTTGAAGTAACCGCTTCACCACCTTGATCTAGTATCCTTCTTTCAAATGCTGGAGATCCAATAGTTACCTTACCTCTATTTGCGGGTGTAGCAGATTTTTTACTTCCTTTAGCTATTTTTGCTAATTGGGGTTTAGTATATCTTACGCCTTTAGCATTTTTGTACGTTTTGCCTATGTTAGCTATAAGTCCAGGTATACCCGTCACAGCACCAATCTTCTTTATAGCAACATCTAAAACTGCAAACTCCGCTATAGCCGGTACAAAACCCGTAACACCTTCAAAGGTTTTGTAGGCACCACTTCTGCTAAACTCTTCTTTTTGTATTTCCGTGGCGTCTAGCTCTGTGGAGTTTACTATAGTTTCAAGGATATCCTTCTGTCGTCTACCGCTGCCATCGTCGTGCCACATAGACTCATCCGCGCGTATATCTCTACCTAGTATACCACCAAATCCTTCATAAAGAAGTGTAGCACCTTGTTCTACTACGTCAACTATATCACTTCCAGTTGTTACATCTTCATTATGCAGATACATTCTAGTTAAGACTCTGTCCCTTGATAAGTAGTCTCTTCTGTCATCTCTGTAGTCTTTAAGAGATCTTTTGAAAGCTTTAGACTTATCATCGTCCGCAAACTCATCTTGACCAAATATAAAGTCTTTAGCTCTTTCTAAGCGTCCAAACTCCTGCTCTTCATCTTTCTCTAGTAGTCCGAAATATCCTCTTGGGGAATCAAAAACCTTATCTTGACCTGCGAATGACGTTCCCGATAAAGACTCTTGTAGAGATGACCCATCGCTTTTCACGATGTCTGTATAGCTCATCGCTAGATCGATTTTCTTAACATCGAAAACCCAACCGTTTTTTGTTTCACCTACAGGTTTATTGCCACTTACAAGGAGTCTTTTATAAGCAACAGGGTCGTTTATTACGACTTTAAACGTCTCTTCACCTTGCCTATCGCTAAGCCATAGATTTCTTGCGTTCCTATTAAATACGTTTTTCAACTTATCCTCATACGTCAGCTCAGGGTCTTCATTTGCTTTTAGTTTATCGTTGATAAACTCCTCTTGCTCAGCTCCGTCAGATACATCAACAGCGTATGCCCCTAATTCCTTAGCAGCCTCAGGACTTACTGAGGCACCAGTTCTAATGTCAATTTGTTGTTCTTTTTTATTAAAAAACCCTTGATATGTTTCAAAAGCCTTATCTACAATCTCTACTTGCTCGTCTATTTCCGCTTGACTAGCCCCAGAGCCCTCCGCTTGCATTCCCCTAAGCTTTTCTCTCGCCTCATAATGAACCCTCTCGTCTCTACTCATCTGAGCTACTTTCGCTTTCACGTGTAACCCTTCAACCTCACCCCAAGATACCCCGGCTCTATCCAAGGCTCTACCTAGATCTACCTTGTGTTGAGCGTGCTCTGTCTCTATAGCCTTATCGTATTTAGCTTGTACGATATCTTTTATAATGTAGTCTACATCTGTCTCGCTTAAATCTTGATACCCTTCCTTCATCTCGCTAGAAAACAAACCCTGATCCATAATCAAGCTTTTCAACCCCTTGGCTAGATCTACATAGTCATCTTCTTCTCCAACACCACCTTTACCACCTTTGTCTGTTGGTAGCACCCACTTCCAGTTTACGTCGTCTCCAAGGTTCTGCTGTAAAAAATCTCTACCAGCTTGCGTATTTATATCTACGCTTTTTTTAAACTCACTCTTAGCTTTATCTCTTGCGGTTACAAAACCCGGATCCGCCGTGATCTTCATATCCGTATCCATCCACTCTGTTAAACCTGGTAGAAAACTAGTTTCGTAGTTATTCGCTAAGCCATAGTTTGACACGGTTGCTTTATTCCAAGCGCTTGGCAGAAGAAGTTCTTTTTTCTTACCGGTCTTTTTGCTAGTAACTAGTACCGCGTCAGTACCAGCTTTAGCTTCCGAGAACTCATACAAAGCGTTACCGTCGTCGTCAACAAGTGTTGAGCCGTAGTGATCATTTAACTCGCTTACAGCTTCACTCTCATGGTAAAGCGCTGATACATTATCAAAAGCTCCAACACCTATATGGTTAGTTATCTTTGGTAAATCCAAAGAACCATTTTCCGATGCTGATCCCATAGTTTCGGGTGCTATTTGAGGTGCTGCAGTCGCATCGACTCCCACAGCACCTTTTGTCTTTTCCACAAGACCCTTCTCTGTCATTTTCTGCATATACGCATCAAATTCCATTCCGTACTCTTGCGCTTTATTCTGTAGAGTTTCTAAACTGTACTCTACACCGTCTAATTCGTACATATGATTTTATTTATTCTAGTGGACTAAGTGGGTCAATAATCGTTGACTCTAAGAATTCTGCTATTTTTTTAGACGCCGCGGCTTCTGGCATTCCTTTTACTGAAATTCCCATCCATTCTCCGTTTTTATTTTTATATAGCACTCTTTTCCCACCTTTAACCCAATTTCCGTCTTTATTTTTAGTGTACGAGCTCCTAGTGCCCATATTCCTTGACCCAGCACCTGTTTGGCTTTGGAAGCCAATGTCGCCGTTGCCTATATACCCAAACTGTTGATCTTCTAGGGAACCGCCTATATCCTTCATTATTTCAGGTCTACTAGTTAGATCTAAAGCGTTAAGTATTGTTTCTCGTGGTATCCGTTGTTGTATTATTTCTCCGTTATCGTCTTGTTTTTTAACATACCACTGATTATCTTTAAACGAATAAGTTTCCTGATTCCACCCAGTGAACGAATTAGTGTTGTAATTTCCATCTTCGATGTTTTTAAGGACCGAAGCGTTGTTTTTTAGAGTACTAGGTCGAACATATACAGAAGAACCATCTATTACTCGAGTAAAAAGTACGTCATCACTTACTGTCTCACCCTTTCCCCCAGTGGCTTTCTTACCGGCTGCTATTTTAGCGTCATAGATAGATCTTCTTTCATCATAACTCTTCTTTCCAGCCGCTACTAACCATTCTGTGAAAAGATCTCTAGCTTCTAGGTTTTCGTAGTTAAGCATCTGCTCACGCAAGATTCGCATATTTTCAATATCACTTTCGTCGAAATCACCCGCGTCAATACCTTTAACATCGTTAGTGTCTTTTATACCATCTAAGTTTCTTATAGAATCCCACATATTTTTACTCCAAGCGTTGTTGGGGCTACTCAAATGCTCCGCGTAGGTTGACTGCTCATTACCTATAGGTGTATGGGTTAAATCGTTAAATCTATTACGGGTGTTAACCTGCTCTTTTACAACCCTGATATAATCACCTTCTCTAAAATCTAAACCAGCGGAACCAAGCTTCATTGCCGCAAGTTCCTGAGCTTGAATATTAGCTAACGCCTTTGGTTCTTTTGTGACTAACAAGTTGCTTATATCCTTTGCGGTCATAGTTAGTGGCGCTAGCTCCATGGTCGCCGCTTTATTCATCGATCCTTTAGAGCGCTTTTGCGTGTATATTATCTCACCATTAGAATCAAAGCCATGTATCGGTTTACCGTCTTTACTGTAAAACCTCTGTACGTATTCTCCTTCTTCGTTTGTTTCTAACCTAGCGTAAGCTCCATCAAATGACCTACCAGGCGCGTTTAAAGGTTTACCTTTTGCTGATATAAGCCTTTGCGTAATAGCTTTATCTATACTTAAATTTTGATTGATCTGATCTTCTTTGACTAGCATTTCATTCATGAACGTACCGTTCATCATAGCCTTTAATCCTTTAGTGGATCGTCTCCATTGGTCTTTAAACTCCTCTCTAACCTTTTTTCTATCCTCACCTTTCTTTTCTTTAAATCTTTTAAAGTATGTGTTTGCTAGTCCTTTTAAATCATTAAACACAGCGCTGGTATGCTCCTTACCATATTCATCGTCACTCTTTATAGATTTAATCTCCTCTACCATAGCAGTCGTTGCTTGAGTAGCTACTTTAGCAACTTGACCAGCCGCTGCTCCAACGTGCCTCATTCCATACATGTATCCAGTGGCCATACCTTGAAAGGTTTTCCCAAGATCCGCGGGCTCCAAAGCCGTGCCGGCTCTACCCGCCGCCGCGGATATAGAAGGATCAGCCCCTTGATATAAATTTACTGCCATTTTAATTTAACTTTTTAAATTTTATATTGCTCTTTGTTACATTGGCGCCAATGCGTTTCCAGCACCCTGTACAACACCGCTAATAATATCCCCATACATACCCATCCTAGCCGCGTTCATTTGTGATATAGCACCTAATCCAGCCATTTGATTTCCATACGCACCTTGCATAGCACCTCGAGTACCCGCTAATTCAGCCAACTCAGCTGCATACATAGTAGACTCTCTACCAAATTCAGCTTGCTGTACAGCCGCGGCACCTTGTCTTTCCATTTCTTGAATTCGCGCACCACCTTTAGCCGCAAGTTGTTGATTACCAGCTTCCTGCTGAGCTATATCAGCTGAAACTTGTCTCGCTTGAAATGTACCTTGATTTGCTAAACTTTGAGCTAAACCAGCTATTCCAGAAGATCCAGCCGCACCACTCATCCGATCCATTATATTAGCCCTCTGCTGTGTACCTTGTTCCATCTGAAACCTAGCTGCCTCTTGGCTTACCGTTAGATCTTCAAATGGATTTTCCATGTCTGAAAACGGATTAGTAAACTCAAACTCCCTATACTGCTGCTTCTGCGCGCTTAGCGTAGCTTGCTGTGAAGCTAACGCTTCTCTAGCCGCGTTTAACTGCTCGCTTGTAGCATTCCCTATATTAGTTTCGTTTTCTCTTTGTGCTGCTCTACCCATTTTATAAGTATTTAAAACATTCGTACGACGGAGCGGAGTCCTCTACGAACCAATTTAATTTTCTGTGCATTTTTTCTAAATGTTTATTACCGCATACCGTAAGTAAAAACTTTACTCCCCATACGTCTTTTGCCTCCTCCTCTATTTTTGTAATCAAAAATTCTAACAACTGTCTTCTGTCAGGATTTCTGTATTTAGGGTTTGAAACAGTCCATGTCAAATAACCCATTAACTCGTCTGTGTAGAGAAAACTAGCGGCAACAGGTATGCCGTTACTCTCTATCATAAAACACCTATTATCTCTAGGTAGAAACGCTTTTTTAACTGGTATCTTACCCTTCCACCACCATCTCCACCAATCACAACACATTTCGTAGTCACCCTCTTTAAACGTTCTGAATGTAACTTTGTTATCCATAATTAAATTTAACTGTATAGTACTGATATATAGTTACATTTTTTAGTGTTTATTTACTACTTTCAGTTACTTCGGAACTTATAGCGAATAACTCAGCTTTTTCAGTTGTGTCATTACTCATTGTTACAGCCATGTAATGTCCTCTTAGACCAGTGTCGTTAACGATCGCTGATTTTTGAAACAAAAGAAAAGCACCGTCCTGAATTTCAACGTTATTCTGCACCTCTATCCAATCTGGACCTATCTCAGTTATATTCCCTAATGCTACTGCATCGTCTGAGTTTATTGGCTGTGAACCGTTTAAAACTTCCACGTTGCAGTAAAATGCGTTATCCCCAATTTGCAAAGAGGGGTTAGCTATGTTTGTTGTTAAATATACTTTCATTACGATGCTGCTCCTGTTGTTATAAAATTTTCCAGTATAAAGTATATGCTTACGTTAGAACTTGGAAAACCAGTGATCTCTATAGACCCCTTTATCTTTATTTGCCGAGCGCACCCATCGAAATATAATTTCGTACCAGCTGTTAAAGTTTGGGCTGCTTGAACGATCATACTGCCAGCTGCCTCAGAAGCGCTAACAGAGGTAACTTTATTAGCGCTACTGTTATTAACGTTAAGACCTCTTATACCTACATGGTTGCCACCGGCTATACCATATGTTCCGTTTAAAGTTATCGTGGTGCTACTGGATACGTTCGCTCTAACTGTCTTAGTTAGTTCAACAGCTGTGGCTGTGAGTTCGTTAAATTTAACACTAATACCCGTAGCTTTACTTATAGAGGTCATACCTATTGCATCAAAAGCCAATATGTCTCCGTCGCCAAAAGTAGAACTGGAGGATAATGTAACCGTTTTAGTTATAGTATCTATAGCTTTTATGGAAGGCGTACCTGAAGACGCGCCTGATATTAAAGTCATACCAACTACCAAATTAGTAACCTCATCTAAAACTACTAGAGTGGAAGCGACGGCTACAGCTCCATTTACACTCTGTGTTACTCTATAGCGAAAATCATTTTCCGTAGGTTGCTTAATAAGTCTTAACCCAAACCCGTTAGCATTGTTAGCTTTATTTGTGAAAGTCCAGTCTAAATCTAACTTTCTCTTGTATGTGCCACTAGGATTACCTGTTACAGTAACCTGTGTGTCGGGTGGATTAGTTGTATATACATTTGTGTCGACGGGTTTTGCTGTGAATATTAGCGTACGGTCTACCGCTTGAACAATAGACTTACGTATTATATTCTTTGATCCACTAATAGAAGTTCCCGTAGCTGGATTAGGAAATAGCATGATATTGTATGTCTCGCCATCCGCATCTAAAGGAAATAATATACTATCGCTATACCTGCTACTTGCTAATACACCCTTTAAGTTGTTATTGTTAGTAAAACCAGCAGCGAAGGTTTTGTTTTTAAAATTATAAAAGTGACCGTCACCTAATCTAATAACTTGTAGTATGAAAGAGGCACCTCTTTCACCAATAACTGAAAAACCCCTACTTCCACCCTCTTTAGGTAGATTAGATAAAGATATATTTAATGAATTAATTAACATATTACTTTTCGTTTTTAACTATACCTAATCCTTGAACAGAAAACTTAGATGTTTGTTGTAAAGTGTTATCCTCAATATCACCTCCTTTAATGTAGTTAAACCACTTACCTTCTTTCTCAATAAACTCGGTGACAAAACCAGACTCATCAGAGTTGTAAATCTCAGATGCTTCCCAACCTGTTATATCACTCGCGTTATATGGAGCTAAATTTGAAACCTGTGTTTCTCCAGACATGTACGTCGTATACCCTTCAACAGAGGCTTGAGAACCTTCGTAATTCAGAGTATTGAAATTCTTTATAACCGAAGGTGAGTCGTTTAAAACCGCGGTCACATTCGATGAATACGCTACATCGTAAAATCTATTATATACATCTTTGTCAAGGTTATGCTGCCATAACTTACCTTTATTCATGGTAAAGTATTGATTTGATAAACTAACACCACTTTCAGGTATAAAAGATTTAAAACTAACCCAACCTTTAGCATCTTCGCTGAAGCTTAATGTTTCACTTGTAGCATCTTCTGCGTGCTTAGTTAGAGTTATATTGTATTGCTTGCTATAATCGTCGTAACTACCAATAATATCGTCCGCAGGCGCTAGGTTATCTCTAAAGTAATCACGCATTCCAGCATCTGATATAGGTGTTAAACCATCCATGGATAACCTAAGTACCGCTCCTCTCTGTTTATCTGAGAAGTAAGCTCTATAAGATTCTGATGCGAAAGACTCTGGGTTTTTAGATATACCAAAATCCCCAACAAAAGCAACCGCTTGCCCTAACACTTGAGATGACGCTATTAACTGCGGATTACCATCAGCGTTAAATAAAGCATCTTTATTGGCCAGTATTTTCAACACTCTATCTTCACATAGAGCAATTAAGTCTGTGTTTCTGGAGAAGAGTTTTTGTATACTACCGTACGTAGGGTTTAAATCTTTAGTGATTTTCTCAGCTTGAATAAACTGGTTTAAGTTATTCACGCCCGAGTTAGAATTGTATATACCAGAGTATATCAAACCAGACTTACGCATCTCCTCTGAATACGGCTCTTCTAAGGTAGCTGAAGCTCTAGCTCCATTTGTAATCTGCATTTTGTTGAAACCATCTCGTATTCTATTAGATTCAATTCCATCTCCAAAAGAAAAGCAGTTGTACCAACTTAATCCAACGCGGTTTTTAGGATCTAATTCCGCTTCTACGGTGAAAGAGTCTTTGAGCCATATATTAGGTTCACCAAATCCAACAAATCCATTTATACCTTCATAAAAATCGTCAGATATCTTGCAAAGAGTGTAACTACCGTCAGTTTTTACAAACTTAAGTATGGTATCAGTATAATCAGCTACAGGTTCGGCGCCTATGAGCTCGCTGTTATACGCTGGTAAACCTGGTTCAAGCTTTATTTTGAAATTAACACCATCCTCAGCGAGACTCCATTGAGCAATATGAACCGCGCCAATGGTGTTTATTTGCTCTGGGCTGATAACCGCGGTTGGCGCAATATTTTCTATAAACACCTTGCAACCTACAGGTGCAAATATCTCTTCCTTGTTGTCTGATATATTAGTTGGTATATTACCACTAGCTTCGTAATATATGTTTAAATCTGATACCTGATTAGGTTCTGTTTCCCATATAGCTGGGTAACTGACTAGCTGCCCGGCTACAAGTGGTGGCGTGTCAGATATAAACTCTATTTTACTAGACGTTGTCAAGCTCATAGCTGGAGCGCCGGCTTGACCCGCTGTGGGATCCCAATGCTCTCCATTAGTCGGATCCTTGTCTAATTCTATAATATAGCAAACCCTTCTATTGTGAGCTGCCCCAAAATCTTGTATTTTTTGTTTTAAATCATCGGCAAGCTGGATACTTCCACCGTCTTCCCCATAAACGGTATCAGCCCAGTCACTTGCGGCTTCTTCAACACTGTTATCACCCGCGATATATTCACCACTTTCATTCAAAATTCGCCTTGCTCTCCACGACGTGTGATTGTATAAGTGTTTTACACTAACTGACATTATCTTATATATCTCACCATCTGGATCTCCAGAGAACCTAAAGCTTTCTAAGTTCGTTATGTTATTTACAAACTCAAGTATATCTTCATTCATAATCCCGTTAGCTTGATACGCTGGGTTCCATTGGTTGCTATGCCTACTAAAGTGGTCATTGCTTATACTATACCCGCTACCTGCTATTCCAGGGCCAGGAGGGATTTCCTGCGGCTCGTTATCTGAGTTGTAATTACCCTCAAACTCTACTTGGTTATATATGTTTAAATCAAAAGCCGTGTAAGGGCCTTGCGCGAAGTTATCCGCGGGCTGCGGATCAGTTCCATCTACCGTAAGATCTGTTCCAAATTTAGTGAACACACCGCCACCCCATATACCTTGGAGTTTAGAGGCAATGCTGTTATAACCCACGCGGGTAACGCCCTCTAAACCTGTTTGCACGCCAAAATTTCCATCATGAAGATCTACGCCAGGGGCTAAAAAAGATAAGTGTAGGAAAAACTTACCAGCAGTATTAACCTCGCCATACGTTGTGTCAGTATTAGAACCTTCCAAATTAGTATCGCTGTATATAGTATCGCTTAACCATCGCTTGTAGCCAGCATAAGCTCCAGTATGCTCTAAGTTGGAAATCATAAAACCGTCTATACCGTTTACAACCGCCTCATTTCCCAATAATAGAGGGTAGGGTTGTAACCCGAACCCGCTTCCAGTGACATTTTGCGCTGCTACAGCAAACCCTTCTTGCAGCACTCCCGTCAACAGAGAACCGCTCTCTTGAGATGACGCTGATGCTGGTTCGCCAAAACGCCAACCATAATAACCGTCTGGCAAACCCGAAATTTCCGCCGCGGGTATAAAGTCTGCATCAGGAGTAGATACAGGCCTTACAAAGTTAGCGTTAAACCCCCAGCTATAGGACCCATATTGAGTTCGAGCTCCATACCATCCTTCCCCAGATTCTTTAGCGTAACTACTCGAAGAAGGGTTAGAAGATATAAAAGATAGGTTATCTATAAAAAACGTTCTACCTACAGAGTTATCATCTCCTGAAAGCAAAGAAGCCCACTCCTCAGCCGTATTTAACCTACCGTTTATACCACTGATACCCGACGACGGGGTGACTGTAGGTTGCGTGCTAGTAGTACTAGAGTTTACGATACCCTCCGATTCAGGAAGAATACTTGATATATTATGAACGTCATAAAGATAGCTTGTATCTTGAGAGCTCCAAACGTAAATTTGGTCAGGCGTAAACCCGGTTGAAACGACGTCTATTAAACTAGTGTCTATCTTAATTTTAACAAAAAACTTACCGCTAAAATCCTCTGTACTTCTTTCGTCCCTTCTTGAGATGTTAAACTTTAAATCTTCACTTAAAAAAGCACTTGAAACTCCCTCACATAAAGCAGCGTCGCTAGAAGTGATTTTTTTGCTTAATTTTAAAACATAGGTGTTAGCGTCTATCGAAACCGCGCCTAAGCTAACGCTTGAAACTCTATATCTATCTGAGTTGTTACCATTTTTTTCCCAAGAAATAAATATGTCTTTAACAGTTTCAGCAGCTGTAGCGCCACCCGTGAGGCTAGGGGTTTCAATAACCAATGGAGCTCCGCTGCAACTAAAGTTTAACCAAGCAAGTTTGTTGATATATATCGTGTCTGTTTCAACATCTATTCTTCTAGCCGAATCTGGAAATATATGTTCAGCAAATCCGTCAGTATCATCACCTGCCAAAAGGTTTTCTTGATTACTCGCCGAAGAGTTACCAACTTCACCTAGATTAGAGAAAACAAATTTAACAGCATCTGGAGCTTCATTTTCTATATCCAGTACTTGAAATTTATTATCGTTAGTGACAAACTGACTATCATTTCCGTTGTATACTTTTTTAAGCATAATAAAATCATCCTCTAAAAGCTTATTGCGATCAGAAGAGGGTAAAGACAACCATATATGCTGTTCCTTGTTGTTAAAATCAACGTGCTTAAATGGAACGTAGGCTTTATCTGCTAATAGGTTGTAATACTCACCAGATGACTGCTTAACATAAAACTTGTAGTAATCAGTCCAATCTGGAAGATCTGAATCTAGTTTGACTTCGAACATTAAAGACGAACTACAAAGTGTTAATCCATCATCATTCCATTTTAGCTTAACGCTGCCTCCTGGTGAAGTAAACACAGGTGTTTCTCTACCGTACTTATCCCCTAAAACAACCCCAACTTGATAATCTCTTTTTGACTTTATAGACTTTAATCCTCCTTCGTTAAAATTTCCAGATTGCCTGCGATTATAATTAGCTGTAAGTTTAGGCTCTACGTCAAGATAATAACCTTGCTTGTAGTTACCGTACACTAATCTATTACCTGTAATCTCTTGTGCTAACGCTGATCTAGGCACGTTGTCCCATGGTCTTAAAAGTTGACTTTCTGGTAAAGCAGCATGTATATTCTCTGTAGAAATGTTATACTTACCTTTATGCTTAGATACCGTGCCCTGTACTTCACCTATAAGCTGTTGAGAACCATCGGCGGTAAACTCATCGTCAGTGCTTCTTATATTAGCCACTGAATATACTACGTTAGAATTTTCTTGCTTATACAGTATATCTACTTGAACAACATCTTTAGGTATATCAGACGGTACAAAGTCATATAAATCTATTGAGTCTATAACATTTGTCATAGCTCTATTGTAAGGTTCTTCAGTTACGTAGTTATCGAACTGACCAAATCCTACTGTGTAAATTGGATTAAAAACAACGTCTGTAAAAGGTCCAAATGCAGAGTATTCCCCGCTGTCATATTTATATCTAAAACAAAACCTAGGGAATATCTTCTCAAATATAGACTCGCTCCTCACTTCTAAAACGGTATCAGACGTATTAATACTCACTGTTGGAGCTATACTTGGTTTCTTTTTTATAACCGTTATATGTTGCTCTTGCAAGTTCCCCTCACTAACACCATTAACATATAACAAAGCTGAAGGTTGATCGTCAACCGAAAGACTTGTGTCATCATGGTACTTTTTGTCTAGATCAATCTTTTTTGGCTCGGAGTTGCCGTCGGTCCAGAAAAGAAAATTATCTACTATATTTATACCAGTAATATGATCACCTGTGAAATTTAAAAACCTCTCACTGCTTGACTCATATGCGTCAACGATAACGACAAGTGATTCTTCTTCGTTAAATCTAAGTATAGCGTCTCTATCGTCACCTTTAACAAACCAATATAAAGTGTTTGTCGTTTCATCTGAAATACTACCGACACAAGTATAGCCCTCTGGTATGACAGCGTCTACCTGAGTGTTGCCTAATATATTTTCGATAGCACCAGCGTCTGAAGTTTCAGAAGACGTAACACCTATGTTCAAGGCATCCCTATATTGTCCGTTTGGAATTAATCTTTCATCAAGGTCTTTGTTCATCTTACCTTGAATAAAAGTATTTTTAATCTCAGGCATATATTAGTGTTTTATTTGTTTAGACTGACCTCTAAGTATTTGTGTTAACTCTTCTAATTTAATATTTGATAGTCTGAGTTTGGCTTTTCTAACCGCGGCAAACTTTTCTTTTTTATGAAAGTTTAATCTACCTCCACCGATATTCGATCTAGTAGATATCAGATCATACAGCATGTGTTTATACATGGCATCTTCAGCTAGCTTAGGTACCTGCATCTCTCCGTCTGTACCTAAACTGTCGCTTATATAATCTAGTATAACTGTTTTTCCAGATATATTAGATGAGAAGTGAATTCTACCTAATCTTTGATCTATATAAAAGGAACCATTTATTTGAGCGTGGCTTGGTTCAAGGCCATAACGTTCATTGGGATTTAACCAGTGTTGCTCATATCTATAATCTTGAATAGAATTTTCAGATGGTGTATTAGCTTTGTAGTTGTTCCAAGTAGAACTATTTACCTCAAATCCTTCTTCAGCCGTAAGGTCAAACGTAGCGTGAGGATTTGATACGCTAATGTTATCTATAGTATTAGTTGCAGTTAAAGCTTGAGTGGAACTAGTATCAGCGGTAACTTTTGACTTAATGACAATGTATATTTGGTCATAACTTGACACATCTACATCAAGTATCTCTTGTGTGCTGGTAACACCAGCCGTCCACTCTATAACAGTGCCTTCTATATAACTTTCATCAGAGAAGTTTTCCGATGAAAGATTACCTCCTGTTGCAAAAGGGTATGTATTATCATCACCTGGTTCTGTGCTAAGTCCTATTTTTAAATTCGCAGAGCTGTACTCCCCGCTAACGTCAGACGCGGCAACCCCGTCAGCTGATATGTTAAGAGCGTTTAATCCAGAAACATCCATCAATTGCCAAGCGGCCATACCTCTTGTATGCATTGGTTGATTACCAAGTTGATGCTGTCCATGTTTAAAAGTCAGTACCTCGCTTACAACAGAAGTAGTTGATGAAACATTACTTTTATCCGTTCCGCCGCTCGTGTAAGACCATCCGTATTCTAAAGCTGCGTTGAAATCTCCGTTGGTAATAACCGGACCATTAGCGGAAACAAATTCGTAGGCTTTATCAGCATCTTGGTTCACTTGAAATGGGTTAGACGTATGTCTAGTGGGATATATAGGGTGTTTAACACCTGCGTTATCAACCCAAGATATCTTAGTGTAATTCACGTAGTCGTGGGGCATCGGCATAACTAAACTTGGGGGCAGATCTATTTGCTGCGATTTAAAAGACTTAAACGTGTCAAATGAAAGTTCCGCTAAAGCCCTTTGAGCGTGAAACGCTATATCAGTCCTACTCGCCTTTGATATAATCTTATCCTCTCCAACATACATAACTTGGAATTGCGATATGATATTATCTAGCGGAACAAATTGGTAGTTACCAAGATCTTGACCTTGGTAATAGTTTTTTAAAGAAACTCCGTCTAATAAACCCATCTATTATGATTTTTCTTGTTGAATACTTTTGAGCTCTTCTTGAGCAGTCACTTGCACTATGTTGTAATCCTTAATAGCTACACCAGCTAATTGAAGAATTTTTGTAACTAGGTTTTTCTCTTCCGAAGGATGTAATTCAAAGTCTTGCTTATCTTGAGCACCAGGATTCCATAAGGCTTGGTTGTTAACTATTACATACGTCCAGTTAGGATTTTTAGGTGTTCTAATGTAGCTAACTTGGGCTTTATATGGTACAGGGTATACAGATATGCTGCCTCCAGCTAGGATATACACAGGTCTTTTAACCGAAGGTTCAGTAAGTTTCGATGAATTACGTACATAGTACTCTTCAAGCGAGCTGAGCTCTTCGGCTAACGCTGTTCGCTTGTCTTTATCTTCAGCCCACACGCTTTCTACTTTGTGCAAGTCTTTTATGTCTGGAGAATCTATAAGCTCTCCTCCCCACATTTCCTTAAACACAGACACCTTTTCTTCTATAATATCCCTAGGGTCTGATATAACGCTGTTGTTACTTGGTATTCTGTAGAACTGGTTTAGATCATAGAAGTACTGCTCAAATATTGAATTCTGAGCGTGATTGGCGAATAAGTTAAACTCCTGCGGAGTTATGTAACCTCGTTGTTCTTTATTAGCTAACGCTAACACTGTTTGATACACTCTATCTACACTTATTGCCATAATTCTTTTTTTGTAGTTTTGCAACCACCCCGAAGGGCAGTTGCATCACCATTTTTGATTATTAATTTAATCGTTTTTCTATATTGGAGTATATCTCCATTCCTTCATCAGTTTTAAACCAAGCGGCTAAAGCTGAGTATGGGTGTTCATCAAAAGGAACGGTCATTAACTTTCTGTCATTAGTTCCCCAGTTAAACGTTCTTTGATCAGAGGATAGTTTTATAATCCCTAGCTCTGTAGCTTTGATACCGAAGTTTCTAAGCATCACATTATCATCATTAACTAATTCTAAGAACAGTTTAGGGTTTTTCTTAGCATACAGTAACAAATCACGTTTAAGCTCCTTAGAACTCATGTTAGACACTCTAGAGCCAAGTTCTACTCTCATAACTGCTTCAGCCATGTCAATGTCCATGTTAATTGCTGAGTTTAAAGCTTCTATCTCAAGTTCTATTTTGTCAACTTGGTTTTCCGCTATAACAGATGGTTTATGCTCTTCATATATAACATCTTTTAACGGGTGATACAATGAAAGAAGTTTCTGTAGTACCACTTTGTTTTTTGGAACGGCTAAATTGCCGTTTCTAAATATAATATGCTCTAATCTTTGATCTCCTTTCATTTCATCAACAAAACAAGTTGTCTGGTTAGAGCAGTACTTAACTTCTCTTTCGTAACCTTTTTCTTGGTCAAACCAGTAAGTGTTACTACCCTTTAATAACTTTGATAAAGGTGTTTTGCCTTTTAAGTGATAGATTCTATCTTTGATTTCCCATCCATCTTCAGATCTTGGATTTCTCGGTTCTACTCGTTTTATCTTAGGCTCCACATAAATTTCTTTAGGAGCTTCTTCAACCATAACTGTTTCTTCTACGTAGGGTTCTTTAACCTCTACTTTTTTTGTTTGTTTTTTAGCCATAATATAATATAATAAAAAAATTAATATAAAACTACCCCTCCCGAAGGAGAGGTAGTTTCACCAAATATACTTATCTTAGTTCAACAACATAAAGTTGTTTGCTCCCTGTACAACTAAGCATCGCTCAGTTAGGAAGTTCACTGTCATCGCGTCAAGATCAGATGTAACTGCTCCAACAGAACCAGTAGTCCAAGTCTTCATTTTACGTGACTCAGTAGCTGAAGCTCTGAAACGGGTGTGTAAGAAAGGACGCTTGAGATTTCTACCTAAAACATCGTCATACACAGAGGATACCCCAGCTGGAATAACTACACCACGAATAGCACCAGCGGTGTTTCTAGCGTTAATACCACCACGCGTAGCTAGATCGTTCAGGTAGCGGAAGTCAGACTTGTAGAAGTCGTAAGATCCACGACGGAATCCTGAGAATCCTAAGTTAAGAGCCATGTCTTCAGAGTTGTCAAACACTCCATAAGAAGTACCTCCAGCACCGTAGGAATTCATTGAAGCAAGCATGTCATCCATAGCTAGTGATGTAGCTCGGTTAAGGAAAAGCATGTTTTCTTCAATAGCACCGTTCTTATCAAACTCAGCTAAAATTGCGTCAAACTCAGCTAAATCAGTAGCCGCGTTGACACCGGTAATACCAGAAGACTGGTGACCACGTGACTCAATAGCTGCAAATAAACCTTCAGTACCTTGAAGTTCATTAACGTCATTAGCACCGCCAAGAGCAATAGAAGCAACAGCGGCTTTTTCAGACTCAATCATCGCCATTTCAACGTAGTCCATAAAGCGAGAGCGAGTATCGCCTTCAGCTTTTAAGTACCAGTAATAACCGTTTTGTCCATCTTCACCAGAAACTTCCACCCAGCCAACTTGAGAAACATCAGAACCAGAAACCTGGTACATGTCTTTCATTATAATCGGCTTGTTGGTAAATGTAGTGAAAGAAGGCTCATTAGATCCAACTTTACCAGCGGTTCCTTTTGCGTACTCTGAACCATAAACTAGTACAGTAACAGCGTCATCAGCTCCAAAACCAGCATTGTCAAGGTGCTCATGGGAGTAGGGTACAGCTGTGATAAAGTCTGTTGACCCAGAGTTCTGCCCACCACCAGTATCTGAATTGATTTGAGAAACGTAACACTGAACCGTGAGAGCAGAAGAAGCCACTAAAATAGTATCTCCAACGCGAACACCGTGAGTGGTTCCCACGTCTTGATCGTCAATATCAGTATCTAATTGAATAGTACTGACGGTGTTTGTGGCGATTGTTCCTTTGTATGAAAGGTGTAATCGGCCTTGTTCTGACCAAATAACTTGGTCTGCAGCCATAGCTTCTTCAGCTCCAACTTGAGCGAGAAAACCAGAGATTGTTCTTTTACCGAACACTTCAGCTTCCTTTTCCATTAGATCTGGAAGGTATTGCTGCGCCCATCCATTATTTTGGATGTCTAAATAATTCTCAGATAGAGCTGTCTTTACAGCACCGGCTCTTGTCTGAGTTGCAGGTGTAATTGCCATTTTTTCTTAATTTTTTAAATTGTTATTTTTTATTTTTCATTTTGAACTTAAAAGAAGCAGAATCATCACCTAACACTCGAACTTTCATGCCGCCGGTAGTCGTATCTTTGTGTGAACCTCTAGGATCCATATCAATATTTTTCGACTTCCTAACACTGTCTTTCAGCGCATCGGCTTTTCCTTGTTCATAGAAGTGTTGAGCAACTGCATCGGAATTCATAGCTGTATATAACGCCTTGTGGTATCCTTTAGCATCCGAAAGCGATTTATTTTCATCGACAAACTTTGACATGAAATTGTTTATATCACTCTGCTTAGCTCTTGTACCATCGACATCCTTAACGTTGAATCGATATTTTTTTTCTCCGACGTTATATTCAAAACCTTTGAATTTGTCGTTAAAAAGATTATTAGTCTTTTGTTCAAAAACATCACTACTACGTTTGACAGCTTGATTAGTCTGCTCTGACTCTTTATTGTATCGGTTGAAGAAATCAATTGCTTTCTGCTGCTCACCTGTGAGCTTGCTTCCAGCTTTAATCTCTTCGTAATATTTAGACTTTTGCCCGTCTAAGTAGGTCTTGGCCTCGGCAACTTGCTCTTTGAGGGCCAATTTTTTACGTTTAATATCTCTTTCATCATCTATATCTTCATCGTATGAAAATCCATCTTCTATAAGAAAATCAATTTCATCTGAAGCTAGATGAGGTTTAGTTCTTTGGTAGTATTCTCGTAAAGCATCTTGATCACTTAAATCACTAGTGTCTTTATTTAGCTTAACGTAGTCTTCTAGGTCTCCACCTGTTTCATCCATAAAGTCTAGCAACTTCTGAACATTTTCTGGTATAGCTTTCCCTGACTCTTCATTTGCGTCAAGAGCTTCTATTACCTCTTCTTCTGTGACAGTTTCCTCATCGGTAATTTCCTCAAGGGTTGGTACCTCATCGCTAGCGTTCTCTTCTTGTGTAACTTCTGCAACAACTTCTTCGAGATCAGTTTGGTTCTCATCTACTGTTTCTGATTCTGTTTCTATGGGTTTACTTAAATCTATTTTAATGACCTCGTCATCATCTTTGCTTTCAAATTTACTTAAATCTACCTCGGGTTTTTGCTCCTCAGCAACCTCTTCTTGAGGTGTTTCTTGAGTGACCTCTTCGATCACTTCTTCGTTTTTTACTTCTTCCATAATATAATATAATAGTTATTTAATAATTTACTGTGCCCCAAAGGCTTCTAAACCAAATCCACCACCTATAGTATCATTACCTGCGGATTCAAAGTTTTTAGGTGGTTTCTTAGAGTTTCTTTGGTCGATAAGTTCGCTTTGTTGTGATGCTTGTATTTTTGTTCTCTCATCCTTTCTATCCTCTTTACTTTTTTCTCTATCCTGCAAGCCTTTAGTTTCAATTCCCTTGAGCTGCATGTTGTATTGAAACTCCAGCGCCATAAGTTCTTTTTTAGCTGAAATCTCTTGTTGAAGTTTTTGAGTTTCAAACTGTGATTTAGCTTGCTCTAATTGTATTTGAGACTGAGTTACAGCTTGATTTTTTTGCAATTCTATCTGCGCGGCTTGTTGAGCGGATTGAGTATTAGACTGTGTTTGAGCTTGGATATTCTCCAATTGCATCTGGCGATCTCTTTCTAGTTTCTTTTTCCTACGTATCTTTAAAAGCTGGTTAGCTAATTTAACACTCTTTATCTCCCTTAAATCTATAGCGTCTTCTAAATCAATATTCTGCTGTTGTAAAGCCATTTGAATATTATTCTCTAGCATACCCTTCTCTTCTTCATCTGGGGCTAGCTCAATAAATATACCAAAGTCATATAAGTGTAACTCTTTGATTTCCTCTAACGTGGCTACATTGTGAGCGCCGATAGCTTGTATAAACGCGTTTTTAGTCGGAGAGTATTCTAGTATATCAGATATCCTTAAAGATAATTTCTCAGCTGTCTCTGCGGTTAAGAATAATCCAGACTGGAGGATATGCCGTGTAGCTGTATTAGAGTTTGCTGCCGCTAATTTTTGAACGCCAACTAAAGCGTTTTTGTCTGGCATGCTACCGTCTCTAGCTTCGTTCAACCCTGTCACATCACGGATCATTTGCAAGTAATAGTTATACGTACCAATTAAAGATTGAAGCTTAGCGCCTTTGCTGCTAGACTGTATTTCTTGAATAGGAACTTTACCAGGGTTCATATCACCTTCAGAGGTAAAACTTCTACCGATAACACTACCAGTTTGAAAGAACATATTAAGCGCTTCCTGTGGGTTATAGTTAGTGCCATTACCCAAATCAATCTCAGCTAAACCATCCGCGTCTAAGTAAACGCCATCTGGAACCATTTTAGCCATAACTTGCTGTAGCTTAAGATGTGTCAATTGTATCATATCCGCAAACCCAGTTATTCTACCAACCAAGGACTCAATGCGACCTTCGTACATTCTAGGAGCTACAATGCTGTAGTTCATTTTAACTTTGTTAAAATCACTCTTAGAACGAATCATATTTTTAGACAACTCCCACTTTAAAATCTTATCGCAACCTAAAACCATAACACCATCATAAAGAACTTCCAGCTTCTTAGCTTCTCTAGTAAAGTTACCATCCATGGTTTCTGGTGGATTAAACTTATCGGTTTTCTTTATAGCTTTATCACCGCCGCTACCTGTTTTTTTAATTTTATACACCTCATTGTTATACGTCTTGTAGTTAAAGTAGATAACGTGTACCATGTTATCATCTTTTAAGCTTCTACGCGAGTTATACCTGTAAGTATTGTTTTTGTTGTTTTTGCTTATTATTTCGTCAATTTGACTTTCTGTTAAATCTGGAAACTCTCGTATTAATTCGTTTATAGGTATAGCCTTAACTTCACCTACATAATAAATATCATCAAAATAAGGAGAATCAGTATGAGAATAAACTAAGTTAGCTGGATCAACATACTTGACAACCGCCCCTTCACTTTTATTAAACTCAGTTTTAGTAGCGCCAATACCAATACTAGTTATATCATAATAAAATCTCCTTTCTGTTAAGTCATAGTTATTACCTTGCATAACAGTCTTAATAGCTTGCTCTTCAGCTAACTCCACTGACTGTTTGTAGTTAAGCTGCATATGTATACCCAACTCCTCAGAAGACTCAGGGAGCTCTTTTAAATCACTAGATGTAATATCCATATCAAAGTCACGCTTCGCTTCTTGAGCGAAAACAGCCATTTCCATATCTTGGAGTACATCCTCCATATACTTAGTTCTTTTTTCTACACCATTGGGTGATTGCGAGTATGCTTTTATGTCATATAATCTTTCGGATATTCCATTTACAACTATATCCACAAACTTAGATATAATAGGTACCGGTGTCCAATCTAAATTAAGATAAGATAAATCACCGTTAATAGATAACTCATCTTTGTATTTTTGAATAGACTGCTCACCTCTAGCATACAACCTGAGTTTATGAAAATTATTTGCATTAGTAGTATACCTACTAGCACTAGTTTCTTTGCTAAACCATTCAGCGCTTATAGCCTTAGCGATTTTCTCTCCATACTCAATAGAGTTTTTTTCGTCATCGCTAACGTTTTGCTTTGGAAAATTAACATGTACTGACTCAGCCATATTTTACTTTATTATTTCGGAATTAAATCCCTTGTTGTTGTATTTAGATATATTTAGGTCTAGCGGTTTTCTTTCTACTTTAGCATTAGGAGCGTACAAATGCCTATTACAAGCCATGATAGCTAAACCAGAACTTATAGACGCATCGTGCTTTGTTCTTTTATTTATATCAAACTTAGCCCAGTCGTTTAACAACTCGTTAAAATACACTGTTCCATAATTACCTTCACCTAAATGTCCTACATGATCTTGTATATACATCTCTATAGCTGAGGCGTGAGCTTGTTTAATATCTTCACTTGAGTTTGGTATACCACCCACTTCTTTTTCAGCAACTGATAACTTCTTCCAAGTTTTATCTGGTCTGTTCATGCTATACCCTCTATAACCTCTTCGGCGTAAATAGTACAGTAGTCTAGGTTTGTTATTCTCTGCTAATAAAGGCATACCGTAAAATACTAAAGCCATTAACACATCTTCAAAAAACATCTCAGCGGTCTGTGGTCTTGCTATGTACTCTAGGAAAAACGTACTCGAAGGTGCGTCTTCCATAGAAAATTTTGTTAATCCATGAAGTGATCCTTTTGAACCTTTGCCATCAACAGTACCGCTAATATCATAACTATCACAGCCAAACGCGCCAACATGATCATTCCCTGGGAACTTAACACCATTTTTTATTATTTGTTTATTCTGCAAGTGAGATGGAGGAACCCAACTAACTTTAAATCTTCCACTTGGATCTGGGTGGAAAACCACCTTAGAATCCTTAATACCGTTTACCCAACTAAAACTTCCAGTTGTAGTGTGAGCAGCGTGTCTACTACCTTCGTTGTAGTCTATCTGCTCGTATATCTTCATTAAATTAAAGATACTGTTTTTACTTTCATCTCTGAAAGCGTGTTCCGTAGTTCTAGGGAACTGTCGGTAGAACTCATTCAAAGCATCTTGATCATCTTTTAATCCTTCAGCTTCATTCTCCCAACTGTCTACAACTCCAATATCTATCAGTTCACCGTCTGGTCCCAGTCGTTCTCCATCACGTGGATTATCAAAGACTGGAAATCCGAATCCATCAATAAATCCTTCATAGTTCCATTCCATTGGGATAAAGAGAGAATAAAGCCCAGACTTTGTTTGTCCATTACGGTTTCGCTTAGAAACATCTGAGTCATTGAATAATTTTTTAAAGTTACTACCTCCTTTATCTAACGCGTTTGAAGTAGATCCCATAAGGCATTTCCCTACGATTCTACTTCCAAGTCTCAAGCAAGTCTTTGTTACTCGCCAGTTGTTTAATATATTATCAGGTCTCTCCCACTTACCACTCTCATCATGTACCAGCAGACTTAGCTTTTCACCGTCATAACTGTTATCACCTGTATTCTTCCAGTCTATCGTTGTGTCAAGACCAGCAAGCAACTTCGTAGAAGGTACTCGGTATGCTAACTCAGATTTTGGACGATCCATACCATCCTGTATAGGTTTAAAGAAGAAAGGGTAATTAATTGATATAGGTACCACTTTATCTGTAAACATTTTCTTCGCATCGGCACCAGACTTAGATAAGATCCCATATCTACTATCACTCGATATAGTGGCTAAGTTAACTGTTTCTGCAGAGGACATAAAAGAAAAACCTGAACGACGGTTCTTAAGGTAGCACATTCCATAGCATCTCTTATCTGCCTTGCAGGCTTCCCAGAATATAAAGAATAGCCGATTGGCCTCTCTAAAGTCTGGTGCACCCACGTCGATTTTACTCCATTGAAGGTACATATAGTGACTACCAGTTATGTACGTCGGTTTACCAAGGTACATATAGTGACTACCAGTTATGTACGTCGGTTTACCGTTATTAGTAAACCAGAAACCCTCGTCCCTACGCCTGAACTCTTCGTCTATATAGTCATGCCACTTCTCTTTTTGTTCGTCTGGATAATTTCTCCAGTCGAATATAGTTTTTAAACGGCTTAACTCCTTAGGTTGCTCTATCTTACCCCACTTGTTATTTTCGTGCTTGAAAACTTTAGTAGGTTTAGGTAAAGCTATCTTAAAACCCTGTATATCATATATCTCACCTATAACACCAGTCTTAGATAAAACCACTATATCGTGATCTTTATCATAACCGTACTTCCACTTCTTACCTCTGTTTAACCTTGTAAGAGTGGTTTTCTTTATAGGCTCTATTATTTTTAATAATGTCTGCTCGTACATTACTTAGATCTTCCTTCAGCAAAACCCTTAAAGACGTTTGCTTTCTTTTCTTCAGGCTCTCGACCTTCAAGCAAGTTCTCCTCTTCTTGGATTCTGGTTAATATCTCAAAGGCGTCGAAGATAGCAAGCTTCTTTGTGGCAGCAGCGTTCTTGAGTCTGTCCGCGGTGATATCATCACCTGAATCAACAATAGCTTCTTTAGCTACCTTGATTAACTCTTCAACGGCTATCTGCCCAGCTTGGATTATACTCTTCTTCGTCTCCTTGATATTCATATTTAATTGTAATAAAATTAGATAAAACTCGGTACATCCTCTGACCATCCACCACAAA